CATTTTTACCATAACCTCGTTGTACTGCTGGTCTCCATACATATAGAGCTGAACCTTTAGTGTTGTTTGATGCTGTTTTACTTGCTTTTCCGTCAGCTTCTGTTGAAGGGAAATCTCTGTGAACAAACAAATCAACACCTGCTATATTAGATAATGCACCTGTTATAGCTGTTGAATTTACTCCATTCTTTTGGAATTCTAGGAATTCAGACAATGTTAATGCTTTGTTGTATGCTTTGTAATCCATAATCAATACTAAGTCTTGTAGATTAGTTGAGTATTTGTTCATAAGCCCTCTCAAAACAAACAAATCTGACATATCTAATGTTCCTAAATCTTTGTAGTCTACATTTACTGTTCCTGCTAGAGCTGTTTTTCTTAATCCAGTCCATCCAAGAAGTCTATGGTCTGATGCTCAACCAGTTGTAGCAAATGTTATTGCTGGAGCTTGGTCATCAGAGTTTACATTTCCAACGCTTGAAGTTTCAGGGTCTCCATTTACGATTGCACTTTCAAATGTTCTTACAAATGATTGAGACATTTTTCTCAATATCATTGTTTGTAAATCAGCAACACTATAAGCCAATTCTTCGTTTGATACATCTACTGATACAATCATTGAGTATTGGTTAATAGTTACATCACCAGTAGGCAATAATTGTTTTCCTTGAGCGATTGCTCCAGCTCCAGTAGTCCATTCAGAATTACCTTGAGCAAATGGGATTTCTCCTACGATTGGTACTTTGTCAGATTTACCCATTTGGTTTCAGTGAAAACCTACCATAAAGGCATTCAAGATACCTGCATACATAGGCACCATTTCTAAAACTGTGTCAGTCAATACATTTACTGGGATAAGTTCTTTACCATATCCAGTATTTGTAGTGTGAACCACTTCGTTTGTTTTTTGTCTCATATCAGCTATTTTCTTTTCTGATAGTTCTTTTACTTCGTCTGTAATCTCTATAGATTTCAGCTCTGCTAATTGCTCTAATAATTTATCCATTTTTCTAAATATAAATATATAAAAGGTTTTATGACTTAATTTTAGCAATAGTTTTCGCTAATCAAGTCGCTAACATTACATCTTCTTGCTTTTTCTCCTCTACATAAGGCATTGCACTATCAATGTAATGATTTTTGAATGCCGTGTAAAGCTCTTTGACTTTACTTAGACATCACTCAACTACTGCACTCATATCCTCTTTGAATTTCTTTGTTTCAGATTTCAAATCAGATAAATCTTTTTGAAGCAACTCTATTTGACTTTTAGTTTCAATAGATAGCCCCTTTGTTTCCTCTATTGTTTCAAGAGATTTTTCTATTTTATCAAACCTTTTTTCCAAATCTTCATTGACTTCAACCTCAACATCATTCTCAGGTGTTTCAGTATCTTCAACTTCAGATTTGTCGCTATCTCAAACGACATTCTCAGGTATTTCAGGCTCTTCAATAGTTTCTTTTTCTTCTTCCTCAATTTCTTTGTCTTCAATTTCTAGTGATTTTTCTAATTCTAGTTTGAATTCTTTAGTCTTATCTATCCATTGTGTTTGACTTTCAACTTCTATATTTTCTCATTCCAACATAACATCTCAATCTTCTACTTTATATCATCTTCTATAATATTTATCAAATCATCATTCTTCTGCATATAGATAATGATTAAACACAAACTCATTTTCAAATATTTCTAACACTCGCACCCCTTCATTACTTCATTCCTCTATTCAAAGCTCCTCTTTTAACTTATCTGTTATTTGTGCTTGTAGTCATTCATTAGATATAAGTTCTTTTTTCTCAATTTCCTTATTTTCCTTATTTTCTGTTTCAATTTCGTCTGTTTTTTCTTCTTCGCTTATATTATCTCCACTTTCTTCTTCAATCTCTTTATTTTCAACTTCTGTATCGGTCTCAACTGGTTTTTCTTCTTCTTTTTCTTCTGTTTCTGTGTTTTTTTCTTCAACTTCTGTAGTTTCTTCTTTGATTTCTTCTTTTTCTTCAATAATTTCCTCTTTTTCTACCAAATCTTCGCTTTTTATTCTCAAATCCTCTATTGATTTGTAGAATGTATATTCATCGTTCTTAGTTATTTGGAAGTTTGAAGCATATTCTTCATCATTTAATCATTTACCTAATAACTCTTCTTTACTTTTTATCTTTGCTTTTGGGTTCATTGGAACACTTACCAAACTAACCTCAAATAATTCTAGTCAGTTTATCTGTCGGTATACTCCATCAGGTGTATCTATTGTTTCGTATTCAGTTATTCTATAACCAAATGACATAGTCTTTATTACCCCAGTTCTCAAATCTTGGAATATATTGTCTTTGTCAGTCTTAACTATACCCTTTACATACAATCAAACATCATCAATAGTCGCTTCAATAATACTTCCTATCGGCTTGTTTGCATCGTGTTGTAAAAAGATTATTGGGTTTTCCATAAACTGCTCTATGGAATTTCTAAATGCTTCTGGCATAGTTACATCTCTACCTCTGTCTAAATCTTTAGTACTTGCATATCACTCAAATTGTAATCAAGTATAAGTATTTCAGTCAGCACCTTTATATGTTACCTCTGTTATACTTGGTTTATTGTTCTCTTGTTTCAAAGACATTTTGAAAAATGATTGTAGTTTTTTCATATCAAATTATTTAAAAGTTAAATTGGTTATTAAGATTTTCTAAAAAAGACATATTACTTCATATTATAGGCTTATCAGCTTCTTCTATCTCAAACTTATCTAAACCTCTCTCCTCTCTAGCTTCATTGATTGTTATTATTCACAACTGCACATCTTTTCTTTGTCATTCCTCTATTTCTTTGCGGTCTGTAAATAGTTCGCTATCTAGTTTTATCCTATAATCAGCTTTTGGATTAACAAACTGCTTATAGAAGTTGTTTATATCATCTTCAAATTGCATAGATAGATTGTTTATTGTTTCGTTTGCTTCTTGTCTTATAGCTGTAATACTCCTATCAGCACCTCACTCCATCATAAATCAGATAATTCTAGGGTCAATCTGGAATACTATTCACCATTTCTTTATTATAAAGTTTCTCAAATTTATTAAATCCAAATCTTTATTGCTTAATTCTAGTATCTTCACATCTTGAATACCACCTGCTATCATTATTTTGTGAGCATTCTCGGAACCTTTGTATTTATTATTTACATCTTCTTTGATTTGACTTAGTTTATCTTTATCCATAGTAATATTAGGGTCTAGCATAAACAAAGCATTCGGAACACTATTATTTTCAAAGAAATAGAACTGTCTTTTTGAGCTTTCAGTATCACTTAAAGCATCATATACTATCCCTTGATATATAGATTTTCAGTAGTTAGGATTGTTTGAGTCATATCTTACAATACTATTATACATTCAATCTTTTGGTATATTCCTTATATTCATACCACTGATTTGCTTGTATCAAACTATATTTCAGAATTTATCAATCTCTTTTTGGATTGTCCTACTATCCACTATCTGACAAGCTATATCGTTTGATAATGTTTTTCTTGGATACATATATATATCTCCACTACAAAAATGATTAGTGAAATATTTATCTTTTAATGTGCTTCGTGTATTGTCTTTGAATACATCATAAACTTTTTTCAACTCCTCTTCGTTATCCAACACTTCTCAATCTTTCCAAAGATATAATCAGTTTTTACCTACCCAATTCACTATCTTTGTTTTATATGATTCTGCTTCTAGTGAATAGTTTTGAACTCTATAATATGTGTTTTTATCAATAACAGTTTTTCAACAAGATGCAAAGTCTTGTCCGACTAATTGAAATCAAACTGAATTTATACTTTTCTTTGAATTATCTATTTTCTCATTATTTGTTTTTGCTTTTTTATCTTTCATATACAAAAAAAGATAATATAAAATTATCTTTACTGTATAATATATTTTTTTAAATTCAATATGTGATTGTTTTCTATTGCATTTTAAACAATTTTTTGATTTTCTAAAAATTTTTGTATATATCTTTTAGCTCTTCATTTCATTGAGTAATATCCTCGTTCAGTATTAATATATAATATTTCCATAATCTCCTCTCTGTCTTTATTTTCTAAATAATATAATCTAACAAATCAAGCAAGTCTTCTGTCTCATTTTAATTTTAACTCTTTTATTATGTTTTCATACATTTTTTAAGCTACATCAAAATAAAATCAAATTCAAGATAATCCGAAACTATGCACCATACTATCAACCGCATCATCTTTGTTTCCATTCTCCCCAGTAAAGTATAATAATTGTTCTATTACATTTTCTGTTTTTCATACCTTGAAAAATATCTCTCATCTTTGAAAACACCCCTCAAACTCTTTTAATCTAGTTCGTTTATCTTTTGTTGCATTTACTACTGTGATAGGTAGATTATATCCTCACATATTTGAAGGGTCTTTGAATAGTTTAGCATATATCTCTCAACCATTATTCTTTTCAACCTTGATATTTCTTGGTTTGTAATTAAGATACATATTCAACACTGTCCTACATATATTTTGGTTGTTTTTTTCCTCTCCTTTTAAACTTATCTCCTCTAATACATATCTATATAACACATTTTCAACCTTCTTAAACCCAGTTACTGTAATAGAAAAAGAGTCAGATTTTGTCTTTTCACTAAATGCAGGGTCTATACCAGCTTCAACATAATCAAACTCTATATCCTCATCAAACATTCTTATATATTCTGATTTGATTAGTCTATCTTTATTTGAGAATGGTTTTAATAGATAGTTTTGATTAAAAGATATTTCTCACAAATCATTTAGCTTTTTTTCTAGTGAAATCTTATGTTTTTTTGGGTCTTCTATATTCTGATTATACTCCTCAGCTTCTTTGTTTGTTTTTGTGTATCTATCTCGTGCAGGCTCTCCATTTTCATCTACTACCTTTTGTGATTGTATGCTCCAGGAAGCATTGTTTTTATATTTCTGTTTTAGTCTTGGATTGAGTCAATCTTCCATTATCACATTACCTAGTATCCTAATCTGACAATAATCAGCTAGACCTCAAAACACTTCATCCTCTAAAAATCTCATATTATTATCTATGATGTACTTATTTCTTACACTGTTTATATTATCAATATCATCTAAAAGTAAGCTATCTGGTCTAATCATTCAATCTTTACTCATAAATACCTGTCATCTCATAGATGTTCACATAGAGAATGCTTTTAGTTTTATATCATTCTCAGTTATAAACTCATTTACTGACTTCTTTTGTGATTTCTTTTCTACATTATCAGAAAAAAACAACTGTCAAAAATCGTTTATCAGTCTTTTATTTGTTTGTAATTGTATCGCTATCTGAAAAAGATGAAAACTTGAAGATTTTTGTTCATACGAGAACACACAAATAAACCTCTTTTTCTTATAACAGATACACCATAAATCATACAATAATCAAATCAACATAGTCTTTGCGCTCTCCCTATGTCATTCTATATAGATATTAAATCATTCTTGAGTAAGATTACACCACTTCTTATGAAATGGTGCAATCTTTGGATAATGGAACGAGCTTGGAAAATAATATAAACAAAATCTTAAAAAATCGTGTTCAAGATATTTTACCCTCGTTTCTTTTTTATTTAAGACTTCTTTAAGAAGCTGTTTTTTCTTCTCATTCATCAGGTTTGTTAGCTTCTGATTGTAAAAAATCATAGTCAATCTTTGCTGGTATCTCATAATCATAACCTAACTCCTCTTTTGCTTTAATCATATCGTCTATCGCTTCGTTATATTTCTCGCAAAGCTCTTTGATTTGATTAATATGTTGGTTTATCTCTTTAACCTTTAATATGTAGTTTTTGAGATACTTATCCATATTATCAAATAAAAGTTTGTAGTTTATTGTAGACTTAGATTTCCTCTCCTCTACAATATCAAAACATTCATCATCAATTTTGATGTACTCTTTTTTTAATAGTTCACTGTTCATAATATATTTAATTATAAATTAAAAACTAATTCCAACCCCTCTCCCTTATTATCTCTTGCCACCTTACCTTATCTTTTTCAATCTCCTTTCGTATTTTCTGTTTATGTTCGTCGTTTGTTAGTGTCTTGCTTTCGTAATGATGTATCAATGTGTTTGCTATTCAAGGGCTTTGTTTCAAATCTTTTACTACTCTCTGGAATATCCAGTCATCTCAATACCATATACATAAACTTTCGTCAATATCTCCAATCTCTTTTCGCCTTTCCTTTGTGGTCATCCAACACCAACCTATTATATTTTGTTGCTTGATAAATACTTCTCATTCAAAAGGTTTATCTAATCTTGTGCTGTATGGTCAAACTATATAACTATCCTCTAAACATTCAACCATAGCAGTATCAAATCAAGGTTTTATGACTATATCGTTATTAATTACAAGTATATATTCTCCTTTTGCTTTACTTATTCATTTATTCCAGCTTTTATTTACTCACAACCACTCTTCATTTCTAAAATATCTTACATTTTCATTATTCTTAAATTCTGCTGTCCTATCCTTTGTCCTATCATTAGAAAAATCATCTATGATAATTATTTCGTATGGATGGATAAATACATCACTTATATTTTGTATGATGTTTTTTGTCATTTCGTACCCATTGAGAACTGGGATTATTATACTTATTTTTGTCATCTATTGCATAATATTTTGTAAAACAACTTTATAGAAGTCCATATCTCTAATAACTGACAATCATATCTGTATCAATGGTTTTTCTTTGTCCATAACTATCTCGTGGACTTCAAACTCTTTCATAAACTCTTTTTTTATCCTATACCCCATCAATTCTAAATGTCGCCCATCTATAATTATATGTCATTTTCATTCTCTTATTTTCTTTTTTATGTAATACTCAAAATCTTTTCCTATACTATTTTCTAACCTCTCATAATGTCGTTGTATGTTATCGTTTATCTTATCTCAATATAAGTAAGGAAAAAACTCTTGTATGAAATCTAAGTATAAATAGTCTATTGATAATAATGTATGCTCTATCTTGTTTTCTGTAAAATGTTCTGACAACTTATTGGCTGTCGTAGTCTTACCACTTCAAGGCAATCAAGCTATCATTATAAGTTTTCTCATTACTTCTTTTTGAAATGTAAAACATATCTCGCTATCTTATCTCATTTCTGGTCTACTGATTTTCATTTATAAACTATCTCAAAACCTTTCGCCATAGCTTTCAAATCATCTTCGTTTGGAAAATGGCAAGGTATTTCATCTACACTTCTTGAATACTTTTCTGATACTTCTGGCAATCCACCCTCTCGGATTATCAGCCCTCATTTCTTTAATTTATTCTTACATATCTCAAAAAACTTTGGCTGTAAATCTCTAAAGTAATGAAATGTAGATGTGCAAGTGATTATATCCAATTTTTCCTCTATATGGTCTAGGTTATCAAATACACTTGCTATCCTAAAATCTATATTCTCTATTCAATAATGCTTTGCATACCCTTTTGCTAGTTTGATTACTTCCATCCCAGCACCTCAAGACAAATCAACATCTATTCAATAAACAAATTTCGCACCATTCTGACAAAACCTTATCGGAAAGTATCCAGTATTACATCAAACATCTAATATCACCTTGTCTTTTGGCTCTATATTCAAGCAATCATACTTGGCTTTGCTTTTAGAGTTCTTAGCTTCCATACCCAAATCCTCAAATGATTGATATATTGTAGCTTTTTTTAGTTCGTTTATATCCATTATGATTTGATAATATTATAAAACAATTCAACCAGAAACTTTTTCTCAACAAATAGGACAACTTGATATCCTTATAGGAGTATATGGTGGTCTAATAAATCTTCAAACACTTCTCATTCATTCATATTTATCCTTTATTATATATTCATCTGTTTTGAATTCACATCAACACTCTTTACAGTTAAATATTTTTATAGCTTTTTTTTGTAATATTTGTTTCATAGTTTTTTATTTAATCAATTAAATCACCTGTTCAATGGTTATGCATACCATCTGTTTTCTGTATCCCTGTCAGCACTTCATCTATCAACTTTATATTATCACAATGCTTATAAACATCACAAGCAAATATCCCATCGCTTCAACTCCACTCTCACATCTTTATATTATTTCTCCTTACGATATCAATATCAAACGCATACCCACAACTTGCTATATCTCATACACTAGGTGGCAATCTTCTTGGGAGTATGATATTCGGGAACTTCACTTTCCGTATTACCATCAGATTTTTTTTGTTATCTATAGCTTTAATTATCTTTTCTACTGCTTGATTATCTAAGAACATATCGTCATCATCTAATATAATACAATACCCAGTCTTGACCTCATCCAATAATCTATTTATGTATAGATTTCGTGGAGTATGCCAATTAGTCCACCCAGCCAATATCTTTTGCTTTCAGTTGCTTTTTAGCTGTGGATACCTTACATACTTCTTAACATAATCACAAGCTACATCCGAACCGATTATATGGTTCACTTTTTTTGTCTGCATATCTACACTAGCTTTGTGTATCTTGAAATAGTTAGGTCTATTATGTGTTCTAGTTAGTATGTTTATTTGCATTTTATTTTCTAATATAAAACTAAGGCTCTAATCTTACAGGGTCTCAAAAATGATATGCTTTCGCTTGTCAATCTGCCCACAACTCAAATCAATGACTGATTGCCCTCTCAAAAAACAAATAATCCTCTGACAACACTCTCCTCACTAACTGGATTTTTCATTCTTTTGGTTCAGGTTCTGCTGTATTATAGCCAACCTCTCTCCATTCTCCGTCTACTTGCTTTGTGTATGTTGTGCTTTTACTCTCAAATGGTTCTTTGTTGTATGTTTTATGCATAAATTCACACACTTTCCTACTTATACAACACATCCCCGTCCCTGCATTATCTACTTGGAATAATCATTGACTAGGTATCTCTTTGTATGGTTTATAGCTTCGCATTCATTCAGCACCTGCCTTTTCAAACTTCTCCTTTTTACATATACTTATGTATTCAGATTTTTTCCTATATCTTACACATCCAGCCACCATATCCTTATCAGCTACTAATAATCTATAAAATGCGTCTTTACTCATTGGGAGCTGGTCATCATCAAACATAATCAAATAATCAAAATTTCACTCTAACATCTTTTCAATCAATATGTTTCTTGCCATATGTATCGGAGTTCTTGATACATACGCTTTACTATACGCCCATCATTCAGGTACCTTGAAATTATCAAGCCACATTATAAGGTCTGTGCTTAATTTACCTTCGTATGTCGGTATTCAGATTAAAAATCTTTTCATATTTATTTTAGTTTTTAAAATTTCATTTTACCACCGAGAAACTATCCATATCTTTTCATTATTTGCAATTTCTATTTATTATTATTTATACAACTTTCTAATATCTCTTTGTTTTTCTTATTAACATTATCTACAAGCATAAATGCCTGTATTAACCATCGTATAAATCATATACCATATATAAAACAACTTACAACATACAACAACCATATACCAACTTTATTCAAATGTAAATAATGAAATCCAAAAAACCATAACGCCCACGCACTTCACATATTCAATTTTCTCCTATCGTATTCTTCAAGTATCGCTACCCTCTTCTTTTTACTAAATCATTCTAACTTTGATTGTAAATAAGTTTCCATCTATATTTTTTATAATTTAAAATCTAATCATTCATATCTAAAAGCTCATCCACCTTTGCTTCGTCCTCAGGGTCTAATTCTCAAATCTTAATTATTTTTGGTGCATTTAATCACTTCAAATCTATTTTTAATTTTAATGCTCTACTAGCATCTCCCCATTTCTTCTCTCTCCTAGCTCATTGATAAATATCCATAATCTGTGCCTCTGTTTGTTGTATCTCATCCTCTAATGTAACCTCATTTTTCGCTCTTATTCGCTCATTAGCCCTTTTGATATACCTATCTACTTGTGTTGCTGATATACTTCGTTTCTTTTCTCATATAGCTACTATCTCGTATCTTTGGTATCATTGAATAAGTAATTTACCTACTTGAGCTATCCTTTCAGTAACTAATCATCTTGGAGATGGTTTTCATCTTTTATGAGTGAGGCTTTTTCATTTAAAATTATCTCCTTTTGGCATTTTTTATTTTGAAAATTTAAAATTATCATTTTATAGTACATTTCCATCCTAATCACTCTACATCTTTTTTAATAAGTTCGGCTTCTCAAATATCTTTAGCTTCAATTATAATATAAGTTTTTCATTCTTTTTCTCAAGACTCATCTTCATAATCATCAGGATTATATTCAGGAGCATCAAACTCTGGAAATAAATCATTTAAGTAATCATCATCAATTTCATCTAACTCTAATTTTAAATTTCATAAGTCCCAATCACTCTCATTAAGTTTATTATCTAATATTCTTAATTTTTTTACTTGAATTTTTGATAAATCCTCTGCTTTTATACAAGGCACTTCTTCCATTCATAGTTTTTTTGCAGCTAATAATCTTCAATGTCATATTATTACAATATTATCTTTATCTACTACTATTGGTTGAGTAAATCAAAATTCAGTAATGGAATTAGCTATCCTGTCAATTTGTTCCTCTCAATGTACCTTATTATTAAATTCATAAGGTATAAGTTTTTCTGTTTTAATTTGTTCAATTTTCATTTAGTTATTTTAAAATATAAATTATTTCCAATATTCCATTCATTTTACTTTATGTAGTTTTGTAATATAATCAGCCATATTTTGATAAGCATTATAATTTAATAATAATCTATC